GAGGGCCGTTACGTGATGCCCGAGGCCGATGGCCAGACGATCCGCACCGAAAACCTGCTCATCGATCTGCAGCCCGACCTCACGGTGGAGCGGGTGCGGCAGATCAAGAGCCCGGACTACCCAACAACCGATTTCCCGGTGACCGGGCTTGAGGACTGCCGTCTGCGTCATACCCAAACGGGTCTAGGCGTTTCGGCCACGATCCGCAACGCGGCGCCGTTCGACGGCCGGTGCCGAATCGCCACGGCCGATCTCGACTTCGACGCGGCCGAGCTGCGCAACCTGCGCGTCATGGCCGGGCTGCAGACGCAGGAACACGAAAAGAACTGGATGCCGATCGAGCCTGGAGAGGGCTTTTGGGGCGGCTGGGTCTATGCCTCGAGCCACGGCGGCCACGCCGTGACAGCCGACCCGGACACCAACTGCCCCGGCGGCTACCTCCTGCGGCAGCGGCAGCCGGCTCCAGCTCTCGCCCGCGGGTTCCGCGGTGGCGGGCAGGTGGTGCGGTGGGGCCAGGGCTGGCTCGGGATCGTGCACGAGGTGGCCCACATGCCCACCGGCCACAGGGTCTACGAACACAGATTTGTGTCGTGGGACGATTCATTCCGCTTGGCCGCCATCTCGGAGCCTTTCGCGTTTCGCGAATTGCGGGCGATTGAGTTTGCGGCCGGGCTGGCCCTCCTGGGCGATCGCGTCGTCGTCTCCTTCGGCGTCCGCGATGCCGAGGCGTGGCTGGTCGAAATCCCATCCGACGCCGTCGCGAGCCTGCTCCATGAGCCCGTTTCGATCCAAGGTGGCCAAGGCCCTGGCTGACGCCTGGCGTCCCCACGATTGGTTCGAGCTCAACCAGCAGGTCGAAAACCACTACTACCACAAGGCGAGCGTCTGTGCCGACGTGCGGCCGAAGCGGGTGATCGAGATCGGCACGCGGTGCGGCTACTCGCTCGTGGCGTTTGCGACCGCCGCCCCGGAGGCCCGCTACCTCTGTCTCGACGGCGCCATGGACGCCGACAGCATCGACTGTCTGCTCCACTGGCAGAGCGTGGTTGAGCGGTGGGCGATCGACGCCAGCCTAATCGTGGCCGACACGCAGCACGTCCGCAGCCTGCCCAAGGCCGACTTCGCCCACGTGGACGGCGACCATTCCTACGCCGGGGCCTTGCGTGACCTGCGGCTCGTGGCCGGCTGCAGGACGATCCTGGCCGACGACTGCTGCAATCCCGAGGTGAAGCGGGCGGTGGTGCAGTTTGCCAGCGAGCGGCACAAGCGGGTCGATTGGCACCATGACGGCCTGCGGGAAAGCGCGGTGCTGACGTGAAGATCGCCGTCTATGCCCTGGCCAAGAACGAATGCAAGCACGCCCTGGCGTGGGCTGATTCCTGTGCCGAGGCCGACGTGCGCATCGTCACCGACACGTGCTCCACCGACGGCACGCAGGGCATCCTGACGCAGCTGGGTGTGACGGTGGTTTCCGGCTACGTCGTGCCCTGGCGCTGGGACGATGCCCACAACCTCTCGATGCAGCACGTGCCGCCCGACGTGGACGTGTGCATCCGCCTCGACCTCGACGAGCGGCTCCAGCCCGGCTGGCGGCAGGCGATCGAGCGGGCATGGCGAGACGGCGTCAACAACCTGCGCTACAAGTACGTGTGGTCGTGGAAGCCCGACGGCTCCGAGGGGCTCGTCTTCCTGTCCGACCGCGTCCACGCCCGTAGCGGCTTCCGCTGGACGGCAGCCACGCACGAGGGGCTCGTCTGCTGGACGGGCGACAAGGTGCAGGCCCTGGCCGAGGGCCTCGTGATTCACCACCACCGCGACCAGGGCAAGCAGCACAAGACCGACCTGATGCTCTTGGAGGTGGCCGTCCGCGAGGCGCCGCACGACGCCCGTGCCCGGTGGTACTACGCCCGCGAGCTCGAGTACGCCGGGCGGCCCGAGGCCGCCGCCGAGTTTGCCGCCTACCTGCGGATGCCGGGCGGGCAGGTGACGGAGCGATCCTACGCCATGCGTCGGCTCTACGCCCTGACGGGCGAGGAGATCCACCTGCACCGGGCCGCGGCCGAAGCCGGCAACGAGCCCGACGCCTGGGAGCGGCTCGCCCTCGCCCGCTACCACCAGAAGAACTGGAAGGAGTGCCTGGCGTTTGCCGAGAGCGCCATCGCCTGCACCGATGTGGGCACGCACGCCACCGATCCCTTCGCCAAGGCGCGAGCGTATGACCTCGCGAGCGTGGCGTCGTGGGAGTTGGGCAATCGCCCACAGGCCCTCACCTACGCGGCTCAAGCGGCGGCAGAATTGCCGGACGACAAGCGCGTCAAGGCAAACGTGGCCGCGATGCGTCAGATCCTCGGGCAAGCAGCATAGATGGCATACCTGCGAGAGATCGCTGACGCTCTGGCCGACAGCCTCGACGCCGTCACGTGGACGCCCGCCACCACGGCGGTCTATCGCCGCAACTGGGCCACGGTTGACATCGAGGACATGGCCAACCCGGTCGTGTTCGTGACGCCGGGCGGCGCCGAGGTCTCCCGCGTCGGGCGGCAGACGACGCAGACCGACTACGCCGCCCAGGTGTTCATCGGGCGGCACGTCGAGAGCGACGCCGAAATCGACGAGATGATCGACTTGGCCGACCAGATCATGCTCTACATCCGGGCGCACGATTGGGACGAGTCGGCGACCTGGCCGACGGGCGTGACGAAGCCGCAGTCGCTCTCGGTGGAATTGAATCCCGACGACGCCTTGAATGACAGAAACGTTTGGCGGGCGGTGGTGACGGTGACGTATCGCGTCTTCGAGGCCGATAGCCTGCCGGAGGTGTGATGGCATCCATCGGCTCCCTTCTGTCGCGCGGCTCGCTGGTGCCTGATGGTGCCGGCGGATTCAAGCTGCAGATGGCCACCAAGTTCAAGTGGGACGAAAAGCGGTTTCGCCGCCTGGAGGGCGCGGCCCGAATGCGGGCGCTGTCGAAGGCCGGGCTTCGCGTGCGGCACTCCTGCCAGAAGCAGATCAGCGCCCGCAAGCCGTCCACCAAGAGCCCTCGGCAATGGAAGATTGCCACCCGGCATGGGTTTGACCTGATCGCCCTGGTGGACCGCGTCCCTAAGTCGGACAAGCTCACGAGCTGGCGAACGCCACGCAATCCCAGTGGGATGCTGCGAAACGACATCCAGGACGACTACGACCGCAAGAGCCGGAGCGTGGTGGTCGGGCCGAGCAAGTTTCCGTGGCTCAACAAGCTGCACGAGTTTGGCGGCAGCGGCAAGCGGTATTTCCTGCCCATCGCCAAACGTAGCCGCGGCAAGCGTGTCTTCGGCGTTCTGACAAACGTGAAGCCGAGCATCGGTCGAGGGAAAAACCGCGTCGAGCAGGCCGGCATCTACAGCTTCAGCTTCCGCATCAAGGCCCGGCCGTTTATGGCCAAGGGCCTGGCCGCGGCCCGCAAGAAGATTCCCGAAGAGTTTCGCGACCAGCTCCGTGGCCCGTAGCCACACCCCCTGCGATTCGGCCCGCAGCGGCGCGACACTGGCCGACACCGACCACCGGAGAAAACTCACATGGCTGGCGAAGTCATCGTCCTCGGCAAGAACGTGTCCTATACGGGCATTTCCAACGTTCGCGAGGGCACGATCACCACGACCTACGGCGAAGCCGACATCACGAAGAAGGGCGACACGAGCCGCAAGATCAAGAAGACGTGGGCCGAGCAGACGCTCGAGGTCACGTGCGTGGACGCCCCCGGCTGCGCCGCCGGCGATTCCATCTCGGTCACCGTCAACGGCGGCAACGGCCACAACCTCTCGGCCGTCGAGTTCCTGGTCACCAACGTGACCCAAGAGGAGCCGCTCGACGACATCATCACGTACACCGTTTCCGCTACGCGCGGCGTCCAGTCCTAATCGAGGAGCATCCACCCCATGGCAATTTCTCTCGGCTACGCTGCCGCAGCGCCCACCGGAGCCAACGGCGCCACCGGCGTGATCTCGGTCTCGTGGTCCAACGAGGTCGAGGCCGTTGACATCACTCACCGCGGCCATGGCGTCAGCGGCGTGGCGGGTGCCTTCCGCGTGGCCACCGGCGGATTCGTGACCAGGACGGTCGAGATCGAGTGCCTTGATGCCTCGGCGGTGATGACGGCCCTGGCCCAGGCGGGCAGCGGGTACGCCGTGACCAGCGTCACGGAGAATCAGCCGCTCGACGGACCGGTCACGTTCACCGTCACGGCCCGCGAGGTCTAAGCCAGGGAGGCGGCCGTGGCCATCACCCTTGGCAAGGACTGCACGCTCTCGATCGGCGGCAACGCCGTGGTCGGCGTCCGCAACGTGACGGCCGAGGAGAGCGTCACGGAGCAGGAGTTCACGCCCTACGGCTCCCGGCTGTCGCACGTCTACCCGACCGCCTACAGCCTCTCAGTCTCGATCGAGACAATCGATGATGCGTTCGATTTCCCTGCCGCCCTGGAGGCGGGCACCGAGCTGGCGGTCGTCGGCACGGGCTTCTCCTTCACCGGCGTGGTGACGAGCGTGAGCGATTCGCAGCCGCTTGACGGGCCGCGGTCGTTCAGTGTCACGATGAAACGCACCTACGCGGGGCTTCGATAATGCGAGAGTTTCGGGACGACCAGGGCAGGCCGTGGCAGGTGGCCTTGACGGTGGCCGCCGCCATGCGGGTGAAAGACAACGTCATGGTCGAGGTCGAGGGCGAGAAGAAGCCCTTCGACATGATCGACGTGGCCAGCATCTCGACGACGATGCAGGTGCTGCGCGGGCAATACACCACCCTGGCCGAGGCCCTGTACGCCATCCTCACGGCGCAGGTCACGCAGAAAGGCTTGTCCAAGGAGCAGTTCCTCGACGGCCTGCGGGGCGATTCGCTCGATGCCGGTGCGAAGGCCCTGGAGGCGGAGTTGATCGATTTTTTCCCCGAGCGGCTGCGGCGGATGGTCGGTCTCCTCGCAGCCAAGATGGACGAAGCGGCGACCGAGCTGATGGCCAAGGCCGAGAAGGCGATGCGGGAGACGACGACGGCCGACCTGCTCGAAGCGTCTGGGATGCCATCTACGAGGCCGCCGGAATCGTCGGCGTCCACCCCGGAGAGTGGACCTTCCGAGAGCTCTGCGCCGCTCGCAACGGCCGCCTAGAAGCCGATTGGTGGCATACCGCCAACCTGCTCTGCCAGTTTTACAACGCCAACAAACCGAAAAACAAACCTTCCGCCGACGCCTACAAGTTCCACCCGTTTGCCAAGAAGCCGAAGCCGGTAGCACGGCAGGCGACGCCCGAAGACCTCGCGAGACTGTTCGGAACACCTCATGGCTAGCGCAGCAGGAATCCGGCTCGGCAAGGTTTTCGTCGAAATCGGCGCCGACCCGTCGAAGCTCTTTGGCGCGCTGAACAAGCTCAACAAGCGCATCGGCAGCATCGGCTCGTCGATGTCGGCGTTCGGCGGCAAGATGACGGCGCTGGGTGCCGGCATCGCCGCGCCGCTCG